TTATATTCAATTGAAGATGTTGAAAAGATGCTTGTACATATGAAAAAAACAAAACAAAAAACAGAAGCATATCTTGCAAAAACATTAGAGCCAACTAAGGAAAAGAACACATGAAAGACGTAAACATGCAACATATGACTATGACGGAGTATGTTGCTATAGCAATACTTACTGAAATAGTTAGTAACCCAGCAATAGACAAAGCCATAACAGAGAACAACGTACTACCCTCAACTGTAGTAGAGACATGTTTTCAATGGGCAGATGTGTTTATGCAGGTAAGACAAAAGAGAAAAGCTGGGAACGAAGGGGCTACAGTAGGGATGGCAAGCACTACTGTAGCAGAGGCGAAGCAAGCACAACCAGGAGAGCAAAGCAATGAAGCTAACTAAACTAATGGAGTTTTATTTTGAGGAGTACTTTAAGACTAAGTACATGGAGTTTGCCATTACTTGTTGGGAAAGAGGTGACGAGGAGAGTATGTGGCAGATGCTATTGGAGTGGGCACAACATAAACATAGAGCTGCTGAGATATTTAAGAACGAGGATAACCTCATTTCTATGATCTTAATTGCTGACGGATCACATAAAACAGGATCATTATGAGTAGAAGACCAATGCGACATAACCCAAACATCTACAAAAGTGGGTTAGAGAATAGATTTCAAGAAGCTTGTAAGCTAAAAGGTTGGGATTTACCTTACGAAGCAAATAAGATTAAGTACGTTATACCCGCTAGTAACCATACCTATACGCCAGACTTCACTGTTACTAATAACGTTTACATAGAAACAAAAGGTTTATGGACTAGTGCAGATAGGAAGAAAGCATTACTTATTAAGGAGCAACATCCTGAAATAATAATACTTTATGTTCTATATAAGAATCAGAAGCTATCTAAAAAGAGTAGTACAACTTATTTGGATTGGGCAGCTAAACATGGTTTAGATACTTGTACATTTGCAGACAACGAACATTGGACAAGTTTTATTATGAGGCATATATGAAAAGGAAAAAACATGAGATTCGCAATATGGGCAATGCTGTTAGGGTGTTCAATACAACTAGCAATCATAATCCAAAAGCTAGAACTTATCATAAGTCTACTGGGCAGTCAGCCATAGTACCGTACACAACTAAATCAGGTATCAAGATAGGTATCTACTACGAACCAAAGGTGAACTATTACAACCCAGATCAGGACTGGGTACAGAAAGCTATACTAGGTATAGAAACATCTTGGACAACTGACATTGTAGTATTCTGTGCCTTATACAGTGTAGTGCTTTACGCAGTAATGGGATTGATTACGAGGAGTTGGTATGACTAAAGAAGAAATAATTGAGATGGCTAGACAATCTGCATTTACACAACATTGGGAATATGAAAAATGTTTAGTTTGCAACCCAGATAGTCTTTATCATTTTGCCAAACTGATAGCAGAGCGTGAGCGTGAGGCGTGTGCAGAAATTTGTGACGGCTTTTACTTATCTTGGATAGACGTACAAGGTAGATATGAATTCATGGGTGAAGGTGCAAGCAAATGTGCTGGTGCAATCAGAGCAAGGGGACAAAAATGAAAACCAAAGAAGAAATTAAAGACGAGCTTACAGAATTGTATGGCGCAAACATAGCATTAAGTGAAGCTATGGAATATTTGCACTCTAAGCGTATGGATTTGACAAGGAAAATGTTTGCCTTAAAAAATATGCTAAACGAAATGGATAATGGGGACAAGAATGAAACCCACTAACAAACTTAGGTGGTTTAGAAGGAAAGGTAAGATAGATCCTTACTACGTCAACAGTAATGGTTTACCCTACCAACCCTACTACACCATATTGCAGCAATGGTGGCAAGAGTCTTCTCAAGAAATCTATACAGAGAACGCTGTAGGAGAGTGGAGAGATGTTGATATGGAGGAAGAATAATGAATGAGATCCTAAATTATTTGTTACTAGTAGCAATCCTGGGCCTAGCAGCCGTATGGATTACAGCAGTATTTTGTTTTGTTTTGTATTCTTTAGGAGATGTTGATGAACGATGAATCAACTTGGGTACTTTATGTACTAACATTAACCTCTGTAGTAGACACTATCATTAACATCATGGAGCATTTCAAATGAAAGCATTTCCTAGCATAACACCGTTATACACTGACAACGAAAGAGCTATTATTGGTAGACAAGAACATAGTGGTATGGAGCTAAGAGACTGGTTTGCTGGATTAGCTATGGAAGGGATTGTTTTTGAGGGAGTTAGTCCAGAACAAACAGCTAAAGCTGCATACCAAATGGCAGATGCAATGATGGAGGCTAGGAATGCCAAGACCAAAGAGTGAGATAACAGGATCTAAATCTATTGTTAATCTCAGACTAACACCCAAACAAAAAGAAATGTTTAAGGATATAGGGGGTGTTGAATGGTTAAGAAAATACTTGGATAGACAGATAAGGGCAGAAGAGATACAACTGGGTATCTCTCCTGACCCTACTAAGTTCTCTATGAAACCTTAAGCACCAATGACACTTAGAGCATGTTGGTAACGAGCCATACGGTCTTCTAGACCTATGGTTCCACCATTGATAGCTTTAGTTAAACCTACAAAGTCATTGTTATCTACAAAGTGATTGAGGTTATGTTTTTTCCAGAACCAAGCAGCAGTCATTGCAGCTCCTTCAGGCGTTGCGACAGCATCAGGGTTTGATACGAAATCAAATCCCATCTCATGTGAACATTGTTCGTAGGTAACTCTTCCAGTAATCTGGAGGAATCCTCTACCTCTAAATGACCATCCGTCTCCACTTGCTTCGTCTCCGTTGTGCATACGTCCTGCATATGCTCTGTTAGCAATCTTTTCTGGGTTGTGTGCATATTCATTGGCTATATCAGGATGAAAGTGAGTAGGCCATACCTTACATAAGCTTTCTGCTTTGTAGTTAAGGTTCTCTTCTAAGAACTTAAAACCACCAGACTCATGACCACACTGTGCAATAAACGCTGCTAATCTATGTGGAGTAGATAAATCAGCTTGTTCAATAGCAGCATTGAGAGGAGCAACTAAATGCTCTGCATGAGCTACATCTATATTAGCAGCATTAGCGAGTTGTTGTGTTTCCATTTATAAGATCCTTTACTTGGTTGTAGGTTGCGATACAGGCGTTGAGTTTACGGATTGCTTGGTCTCCGTCATCTGTGATGGCGACAATAGATTGAGCAAACGTTTCGTCAAGTTGGGCTGTTCTGGAGTCAGATCCGCTGGGAGAGGTGGCATCTGTGGAGGGACATACTGGGGTTTTAGTTTTGATGTAGAGCTGCAACTTACCAGAAGCAATATCAGCATTACGCAAAGCATTTTGTTTTTGAGCATCTTGTTTAGCCTTTACAAGTTGGGTTGAGAGAATGTTTACTTGNTCATTAAGCTTATGCTCAGTNTCTCTAGCTTGTGCATTAGCCTTAGCTATCTGTGTAGCTACTTCTTGTTGAGACTGNGCATAACCNTTATCATGCCCAAGTTTATAAACTCCTCCAATAATACTAAATCCGAGTAGAAGAGAAATAATAAGTTTCATAGGGGTGGTCTTTCATTAGGGTTAGCAAATGGAGAAGGGGATGTTGGCTTAGGAAAAGAGCTAGGAGGCGTAGCCATAGGAGTGTTACTAGGAACACCAGTGGAACTACCAAAAGGAGTAGGCATACCCATAGGTCTACCAAACGTACTACCACCACCAGGCTGACACATAGAAGAAGACATAGGACTAAATGGTGTAGAAGTCTTATTAATCATATTAGTAATCACACCAGCTAAGAAAGCTACCATCATCTTTAGGATCTCAAAGAACTGCTTATCAGCAGGAGCCATATCCTGCATAGGCTGTATGTTCCATACTAAAGAATAGAGCACGGTAAACATAGAGAAAGAGAATACACAGACCAACATAAACCCAGCAAAGGATCTAACAATAGCTTCTAAGGTTCTAATGAACCCATCTACCTTCTCTTGTTCTAGACTATTGATTAGATTTCTTAACCACATTATCAAAGTTCCTAATTAACATGTTGGGACAGGTCTCTGTAACTGTACACAAAGGAGGCTTACACTCATCATCTTCCCAGTGTACGGGGTTCTGACAATCGTATCTAAACCTATCCTCGCAGCCAGATAAGATTAGAACAATTGTAAGTACCCAATATTTCATTCTTTACTTCTTTCTCTTTCGAGTTCTATTTCTTTCTTGAGCTTCTCAATCCTCTTGATGTTGGATTCCATTATGATTCTATCCTGATGTATTTCCATATAGAGGAACCCTAGAACAGGTAATACAAGTACGAACAGCAGAGCCAACACTATGATGGTTACGACATACCCCCATGACTCATCCGACTGATTACCCACATTAGACCCGCTAGATAAATTGCTACTAGTAACACGACTACTGTAGACGCTGTTCTGAACCAGATTTTGTCTTCCATTTGTTTTTGTTGCCATGATTCTTCAGCTTGTCTTCTGAGCATAGCTTGCCTAGCAATAGCTTGCTCATTTTCAATAGTACCGATCATTGTATTAATACGGGTATACAAATCTTTAAGCTCAGGAGGTACGTGGTAAACCATATACTCCCTAAGTTCTACACCCATATCTTCCATTTGACTCATAGCTAATACCCTTTGTATTGCCTTCTCAGTCTGATCCCCCGTTGGATCGTAGACTGTTTTGGATTTCTCTTCTTCTTCTAAGATGTGATTCTTTAATGCGTTATACGCCTTGAAGAACGCTGTGATATTCTTACCGATCTCTGCGTAGATCTCGTTGGGATTGAACTCTTGTTTTTGTTTTTTGGTGGGTTTCTTGGAGACTTCTTTCTCTGCAATTGGATCTTTAGCTTCTGTAGTACCAAACAGATTCTTGAGAAAACCAAATATGCCACTGACTTCTTTTCCAATTGCTTTAACCTCATTTGCAGTTTTGATTACGTCTTTAACAACAGCTTGACCTTCTCTAAACATCTCACAACCACTTTTGATAAGCTTGAGAGCTGTACTAGCTGCGGCAATGAGCGTAAACGGATCCACATATTAGCCTATTTGATAGTAGAAAGAACTTGTGTTTAACTGTATCTCTGTGTTAAACGGAGTAATNATGTTTCCTAAATAATCCCAATAAACTAAAGAAGTATAAGTAGAAGTACCGTTGCANATTAAAGTGTATGAACCAGCAGTAAGGTTTGCACACAACAAAGANAANCTAAACGGTAAAGCTAATACATCTGTATAAGGTGTTGTAGTGTTTGTAGGAGTTGTTCCATTTTTAATAACCGCAGTAAACCCTGCTACTACATTACTTGATGAGTCTAATATTTGAAATACTGGAGTACATTGAACCCCAGCAGGTCTACTACCACTTGTTGTATAAGCAGTTATAAATACACTACCTGAACAGGTAACAATTGCATTTGCAGTCTTAGGTACTGTAAAGTTAGTGCCACTACCGTAAGGCATCAAGGTAGCGTTAGCAGTTAAACCTAAAGTAAAAGATCCCCTAGAACTACTGTTAGCATGGTTAAATCCATTGAGAACAACAGTAGTACCATCAGAAACAATATTAGCAGCAGAGTTACCAATAGCAAAGCTACCGTTGTTAAACACCGCAGCACCTTGACCAGACATACTCGTGTTTACTCCACTACCAGTAATAGCAGGGTTACTACCTATGGTAAGTTGTCCACCAGTAACATTAATGTTGCTAGAGTCTTGAGTAGCCATGCTACCAAAGACTACGTTACTTAGCTTCTGAAACCAGTCTCTCCATTGAAAACATTCGCTAATGGGATTCTGGGGAATAGGTATGTTGATATTTCTAGCCATATCTTACGTCCTTACAGTAACCATTCTTCTGTAATTCAGGAAGCATCTTCTCTAGCTTCTCACCAATATCATCACGTACCATACAAGAGTTAATCATGTTGACTTTTTTCTTGAAGGTCTTGTAGCAAGACTCTTTGGCATCCTTAACGGTATCACCTACACCAGACACTGTTAGTACATAGCTGCCACAAGTAACCATACATGGTTCTGTATTCCTACCGTCCTTACCTGGGCTATAACCCATCTTAACTTCTGAGAGATGTATGTTCTTANTAACATCTTCCATAGTCAAATCAAAAATAGGAAACCCTGTGTTATCTTTCTTCTTGACAGTGCCATAAGGATAGTCTGGCTGCGATACAACAATACCACAAGCAATACCTTCTCTTACCTTTAAAGTATCTTTACCGTTAATAGAGTCAAGCATCCACTGAATAGGATCACCTAAATGTAGAGCCTGTTGGATCTGAAATAGAGGCCAACCAGGTCTAGTAGTAAACTCTAGGGGCCAAGGCATACCTTTACTATCAATAATACAGTTGACATCAATATAACCAGAGTAACCTATACCGTGTAGGAACTGCTCTAGAGGTTTAAGAACCGTGTCAGCTAACAAAGACTTCTCTGTATAGCGCATAACAGTACCCTGTTCACCAGTAGCAGGGCCGTAATCACCAGACATTAGCTTCTTAAACTCCCAGTTCTCAAGAAAATATTTAGAGAAACCACCTAGACCAAACCAGCCACCAACAGCCATCTCTGAACCAGCATGAAACTCTTGAAGAACAAACTCACCATCATAGGCATTGCTCTTCTTCCACTTGTTAAGCATAAAAACCATGTCACGCCAGTCTTTAGAACAATAACTTAATGCTTTATCACCATCACCTACTGGTTTAGATACGTAGCGTTTATCTTTGTTACTAAGAACAAGAGCTATAGCATCATCGTATTTCTTAAACTTCTGCATAGGGATAGTAGGTATACCAGCTCTCTCAAAGATAGCTGATCCGTATTCCCTGTCCTGTTCCCATCTAGCACCTTCTACATTGCAGCCATAGATAGGGTATCCCTTACGTCTATAAGACTCTAACCTCTGAATAAACCTACTGTTATCAGTAACAAATATAAGATCAGCCCAGTTNATACTGGGTTCCCANTCAGGTACTTTCTTAAAACAATCCATACCATCACCGTTCTCNCANCGAGTACCGTCCATATTGTTACGCATATAGACACGTACATCGTGACCGTGGTTAGCAGACTTGATAGCCAAGTCCATAGCAAATCCACAATCAAATTGATCAATAATTAGTAAGTTCATTGTTTAGCCTGTTCAATTTTTTGTCTACGCTTTTCTAAACTTTGTCTTTCTTTTTCATGTTTAGGAGTCCACTCCATCCTACCAGCTTGAATCTCTTTGTCCCTATAATTCCAAGCTTGTTCTTTAGTAGCTAACTCACGCTCTGAACGTTGAGCTTTCTTTTGATCTGCTGAAGAACCATAAATAGGAAATCCTGCTGTTCCTAGTAACGCTCGTTTAACACCTTCACCTTCAGGAGCACTTTTAGCTGCCTGTACTTGGAAAGGCATTATTTGTTGAGTAGCAGCACCTAATCTACTTAGAGCACTTCTATCAACAAGTTTAGGAGCATTAGGACTAGCGTACTCTAAACCACCAATACCAACAATAGCTGCTTTAGGTAAAAATCCTAACTTATTAGACAACGTTTTATCAGGATCAGCAATCCAATGGTAAGGTTCCATAGCATGTTTCATAGCTTGCATAGACGTACCATCTGGAAACTCTATACGAGTAGGATCTTTGTTCTCCCATATAGGTCTATTAGCTGTCATTAAGTTAATAGCATTTAATAAAGTAAAGTATGTCAATGCAGTTTTAAACTGATACAACCTAGCATAGTCCCCTTTGGTAGTAGGAACCATTAAACCTTTAGCACCTTCTACAGGATGCCATTTAGTAGGATTAAGTTCTTTAGGTAAAGCAGAACTAAACGCTCTAACAGTTGATGTAGTCCAGTCGGGAGCAAATAAAGCTATCTGCATAGACCTACGTCCTTCAGGACTAAACGCAGCTAAAGCCATACGTTTACCAAACTCTGTTCTAGAATCTAATGCAGCTTGATACCAATTAAGACCACCACCAGCTTCATTTAAAAACCTAGCTATTTCTTTACGAGTAGCTGACTCATCAAATGGTTTACCTTCTTTAGAAGCTTGCATACGAGCTTTATCTAAAAATGCTTCAGCAGTTGATAACTTA